TGCCTGTTTTCGGAGATCGTTTACAAAAACGGCACCGTATGGTACCATTCTACTATGGGAACCATTGTATTAGGGATAGTTTGTGTCGTATCATTGGCCGTTTTAGCTTGGGTAGTAGCCGGAAATCGCAAAACTGACGACAAAGTTCGCGATTCCCTACTGGATATCGTACAAAAACTTACGGTACCCGCAAATATTCCCGTTGTGGAACCACGGGAAGTGGAACATTCTGCTGAATACATGCCTGAAGTGGAGTTAGACGAATGGATGAACTCGATGGGGAAGGTACCAATGACGGGGGGTTGGGGGCCGCCGGGTGGGCAGATACCCGAAGAGTTGCTACCGCCGAACGAATTGCCAGAGCCGTAGCGGATTTGGAGTTCGACAAGGCCGTATTCCCTGGGTGGATCAAGCGCGGCAGCGTAAAATACGACAATCACGGTAACTGTGAGGTCGCTTTTACTGTTGCGGCAGAACATCGGGGAGTATTCGCAGAGCTAGGGAAGGCAATGCGAGTCCCACTACGTATCACGATCGAGAAGTTCGATGGAACAGAGCGTTGAGTTCATCATAAAAGAGACAATCACGGAAGTTGTGAATGTCGATCAGGCATTAGCGGAGAGAGTCCGTGAGTTAGTCAACGATGCCCTGGATTGGGCAGAGTTCATGATGAAGTACGGACTAGCAGAGCAGAAAATGATGGTCATGCGGACCCTGCTCAATGCCAGTACCCGCTCACTCGGGAAAGACTTTACAACCCACGACAAAGAAGCTAAGTTGGCCGTCGATCGTCTCTTTGAGGCCATGCGAGAAGTAGAGCCCGTAGATGCCGCTCCGATTGCAGCCCTTACTCCAAGAGTTGACTATTCAGACGAAGGGGCTGACGACTGAGAAGTTCCCCATCGGCGACCCGTTCGCCTGGGCACAACGAGATTTCTGTTCCGCTATCGAGGATCAATACAATGACGGCAAACCCGTTAGAATCATTGTACTCAAGGCCCGACAGCTTGGTATCAGTACAGCGACCGAAGCCGTCATATTCAACTGGTCCTTTATCCATCACGGAACTAATGGACTCGTTATCGCCCATGAATCTGAGGCAAGCGGTGGACTCTTCGAGAAAACAAAGATGTATTGGGACACCTGGCCGTTCCGTCCCTACTACACCCTGAAGTATGCGACTCGCCGTGAACTTTCTTGGGTGGAGACTCGATCTCACATCAAGGTTGCTACGGCCAAAAACGTTGCAAGTGGACGAGGTAGTACGCTTCACGCCGTCCATGCAAGTGAGTGCGCATTTTACAACGACCCCGAAACTCTTATGGTGGGGCTCAATCAGACTATACCGAACAAACATGGAACAATCGTTGTCTTGGAGTCTACGGCTAACGGAGTCGGAAACTGGTTCCATCGTACTTGGCAAGAGGCAGAACACGGAGAGTCGGAATATCTTCCACTCTTCTTCCCGTGGTATAAGCACCCCGAGTACGCACAGCCAACGTCGCTGAACATAAAGTCAGAGCTTGACGCCGACGAGCGAGAGCTACTGAAACTTGGCGCGACGTTTGAGAATCTTCATTGGCGCCGATGGGCGATCACGAACCGGGCCAATGGCGACCTCGACTACTTCATGCAGGAGTACCCCTCTACGCCCGCTGAAGCCTTCATCACGACCGGGCGGCCCATCTTCTCCTACACCCGGCTCCGTGAGTGCTACGAGGAAGAGAGGGGCTTCAGGGGCTTCCTCCACGACCTGCCGACCGGCCGGGTCAAGTTCGTTAACGACCCCTCGGGCAACTTCACCATCTTCAAGGCGCCCAAACCTGGCGATCAACGTCAAGATCGTTACTTTGTATCTGGCGACCCTTCAATGTCAGTACAAGGCGATCCTGCCTGCATTCAAGTTATCAACCGCAAAACCTTTGAGCAAGTTGCGGTATGGCACGGACGCATCGACCCAATGTCGTTCGGTGATGAGATGATCCGCGTCGGCAAGTTCTATAACCACGCGACTCTCTGCCCTGAGGTGGAAGGCGGTGGTCAAGCTGCTATTGCCACGATCATCAACCGTGGCTATCCAAATATCTGGATGCACCGCAATCCTGACCGTGTTCCGAAGGGGTTTTCCGCTTTTGGCTGGTCGTCCAACTGGCAACGAAAAGCATGGGCGATTGGAACCCTTTCTCGTATGGTCATCGACCGATCCCTTCGGATTCATGATATCAAAACGTATGACCAGCTACGGGATTACGTTGTTCGTCCTAACGGAGATTGGGGTAACTCCAATCCTGACGTTCATGATGACGCCGTCATGTCACTTGCTATCGCCGTAACTGCTTCTCGTGTTGAAGGCCCCTTCGTAGATGACAGCGATCAGCGTACAACATTCCACTCGATTATCGATCAAGAATGGCTAGACTCGGAGACGACCAATGTTCTATGAGTATCTTTGCGACCAATGTGGGGGATATTGTGAGTCGCAAGCCTTTACCAGAGTCGGAGAGGAACTCCCTCATAGCACTTGCGAATGCGGGGGTCATCTCACGAGGGCTGTGTCTGTACCTAACACAACGCCCATCGCTCTTAGCACACCCGTCTATAACCCAACGGTTGGGCAGTATGTCACCGGAAGCAAAGACTTCGAGCGAAAACTCCACGAAGGACAGCGCCGAATGTCAGAGCGCCTCGGATACGATCAGAAGTTCGCCCCCATCTATCCATCCGAAGCAAAAGCCTACCACGAGTCAACTGCCAACGATGACAAGGTAAAGGGCGAATCCATTGAGAAGTACGGTCGTATCTACAACAAGATCAACGACAAGAGGACAATAATCATATGACGGCAGTAATGGGTCCGGTTATAGGTATTGTCCAATGTCAATCGCCGAACGACTTCCTCACTCAGAATGGCTCGTCAATGCGAGTCAATACTCAGTGGGCGCTACAGCAATGGTTAGGTACATACTCCAATCAGATTCTTGCGAATCCGCTCGGCGTCTCAGCAGTATACACGATCGCTCAGAACAATATGACGTTTGTTGGTCCCGGCGGTCCGAATATCTGTAGTCTCGTAATCGTCATCCCGCCAACAACGAACACGCAGGAGTATCAGATCAAAGGAGCAGGTGGCGATATCGGTCTACGATGCGCAGCGGCGCTCCCTTGCGCGATCGGTCTGAATCAAACACTCGGACTCACAGGCATTGGCATTGGTCTCGCAGCGGGCGTAGATCAAAAGTTCACGGTGATGTGGTTCTAAATGCCGATCCCTGTAAGTCTTCAAGTACGAGGCGCTCCGAATATCGGCGAGAACGATATGTCGTTTGAGCAGGTATTCATGACAGCAGTATGTTCTAACCCGCTTGGGTTCGTGTCACACTTCGTTATTCCGACTGCCGCCCATACTGCGATCTTCGGACCAGTAGCAGGAACGTACACGTACGTCATGATTATCCCGAACCCGAACTATCCTGGTACATACCAGATGGACGGTGGCAATATCGGAGAGACAGGTACTCGTTGTGCGGGACCGTGTCTTTTCCCGTGTGTCGGACCAGGCGGAGCATCGCCAAGCTTCGGCTTCACACCTAGTCTCGCCAATTGGGACTGGACAATCATCTATATCTAGGAGCGAGATGCCGTTCCAATCTGAGGCCCAACGTCGCTATATGTGGATGAAGCATCCTGATATAGCGGAGAAGTGGTCACACGGCGAGCATTCCACTCCCGGCAAACGGAAGTTCAAGGCCCGTAACAAAGGACTACCGTACCATAAGCGGAAGAAGTCCCGGTCAGGAAAACGGAAATGACAACTGCTCTCTACGCTGATAGCGACCTTGAACTTATCAATAGGCTGCGTCAGCTTTTTATTCGCGCTCGGGATACACGACGTGGACGTACCACAAACTGGGCCAGGAACCTGCGTCTCGTCCATAATCAGATGAACACGACAGGAATCCAATCGTGGCAACCTTCACCTCGGTCGTCGGAAATCTTTCCTGTAATGTCCGGATACGTCGCCTGGGTGATGGATAACAACATCTCCGTCGATTGTATCCCGAGCGCGGACCCACACAGCGACTACTACGATTTCCAGTCAGGTCTATGCAACGACCTCTCTGCCGTCCTCTACACGAACTTCCTCGTAGAAGGATACAAAGAGGAAATCAAGCAGGCGCTATGGGATGCGGGCACATTCGGCATCGGCATCCTGAAGAACATTTGGGATGGTGAACGCGCCGGCGGTATGGGCAATGCGATGATGTATCGTATTGACCCCTGGCATTTTTATCCCGACCCAACGGCCACTTGCAAGGATGACCTTCAGTTCTGCATTGAGGCCCGCTACATGAGCCTCGATGAAATCGAACGGCGATATCCAGAATCACGGATTGTTCTGGAAGCACACGGCATGGGAGCCGATGTTGCGATCGACGAGCGTCCGCAAGTTCTTACGGACCAGTCTCGCACTCCTATGGCGAATGCTGGCGCGATTCCTGGTTCCGGCACGATCGGGAGTTTGGGTGCGAGTGTCATCGGAAGATACGGACGACCCACTCGACCGAAAGGCATGGAAGCTGACAAAGGGATCGTAGTCTACGAGTTCTGGCTACGAGAGAACGAAGTATGGTATGACGACTTTAGCGATATGCCGAGTCGTGACCGGCCTGAAGAACAGAAGCACGTTACGTCCCGGTGGAGAATCGTCGTCATGGCTAAAGGCGAGATTCTCATGGACGAGTTTGCCGATGATCTATGGTCCCACGGTGAGCATCCGTACGAGTTCATCAAGTTCGATGATGTGGGTGAGTTTTACGGAGTGTCGCTTGTCGATCACCTCGCCTACCCTCAAATCTACATCAATCGTCTTCTCGCCATGCTCCAACAGAATGCGGAGTTGATCGGCAACCCGATCTTCATGGAGCCGGCGAACGCTGGTACGTCTCGTGTCCCGATTATCAACAAGCCGGGTCAACGATTGACAATCAGTGGCGTCCAGGCGATGCAGAACAAGCCTGACTGGCTTCGCCCGCCCGAGATGCCGTCCACCATCCTTGACCTCGTCCAGTTCTGGATTCAGCGAATCGAGAACACCTCCGGACTATCCGCACTCACAAAGGGCCATACACCGAACCAGCGTAATGCGGAAGGTGTCATCTCATCTGTCCAAGAGGCAGCCTTCGTTCGTATCCGTTCATCTATTAGTAACCTTGAACGGTCGCTTGAAGCTTCGATGCACAAGCTCGCCGATATCATCATCGACAACTTCGATCAGAAGCGGATCATGGCGATCGTCGGCCCTGATGGAGAGAAGACGGCTGGTGTCTTCTTCCGGAATCACTTCATGGTTCCTGACACTGAAGACGACCGTGATCTGTCGCCACTAAAGTACATCTGCCAAGTTCGTGCAGGTTCTTCTACTCCAACTTCTCGTGGTGCTCGTATCCAAGAAGCTGACAAACTCTTCGCAATGGGCATCATCGACGATCAAGCGGTCCTTGAAGCACACCAGTATCCGCATATCAAGGAACTGCTCACTCGTAAGTACGACAAGATGCAGAAGGGTCTGCTCGGCGGAGGCCCAGGTATGCGCCAGCGTTCGCAAAAGCAGACCAAGGGATAACGAATATTCCCGTTGACCTCGCGCCGTACTCTTGAAAGGATTCTCCCAATGGCGGAACGTGCTTACCCCAAGCCCTCAGGTTGGAAAGGCGGCCCTGACGGGTCCATCCAACGACAAGGCTCAGGTGGTCGTATTTCGATCAATCCCTCAACCGATTCCGGTGAGCGGATGGCGCGACTCGATCGAGACAACGATCTTGATTGGTGCCATGCAGATTTCGGCGAATGCTATGCGGGACAGAAATACCCGCTAGATCAGACGCACGATGATTGGGATGAATACGATCCCGGTCAAGGCTCAGTCGGAAAATACTAGGAGAGCGTTAGACGGTGTCAGCGTTGCTCCAATACTTCGCAAAGGGGGTGTTGTGAATGGCGCGTCGGCGCGGTCGTCACCACAAGCGGAAGTAACAACAAGGCGGAACACCATCGGCCGGTCCTGGGCATGACGCAAAACTGCCCTTCCGCAAGGATGGGAAATGTCTCTGAATCTCGCAGGTCGATCATCTAACAAGCGCAAGAGCAAACGATCCAAGAGGTACTGATGGCACAGCCCGCAAAGATCCGTGCTGCCGGGATGCACGTCCTCGGGCATCACCAGGGCCGTAAGCACAAGAAGTCGAGCAAGAGGTCATAGTGCCTCCTGCGAGGTTTCGTACCGGAGTAGTCCGTAAACGTAAGAGGAAGTGATATGGCACGATACGGTGGTAAGCATACGCCGTTCCGGCGTAAGGGAGCCTCTCAGCGCGTTGCAGCCGGTCGTACCATGCAACGTAAGGCGAGCTTCCGTGGTAAGAAAGGACGTAATCACTGATGCCGCAGCAAGGTAACTTCAAGAAGGGCACGAACCAGTTCATGCGCATGGGCCACACGGTCAAGGATGCGTATGGCGCGAACTACGCCGTCGAGCGTTACGGCAAGGCCGGCGACGCTGCGAAGGACGTCAAGCCGTAATGAGTGGATTCACCGGCGGCTTCGGCGGCTTCGGGAATATCCGTAAAGCTCCCTCGGGTACGAATATGCGCCAAGGGATACGGAAGACCAGGAGCCTACGGAATCGTTCATTCAGTGGATTCAAGCGCAACGGCAGCGGTAATGTCCGATACCCAACGAAGCGTGCGTGATGCCTGAGATTGAGAATCAACGGACCCTCGGCAAGAAGATGGCCCGCAAGCTCGGCGGTACGGCGCAGCGTCATTCGGCGCGGAAGGGTAAGCGTTACTGATGCCCCCGCAGCAGCAAGGCCCGCCGTCGATGACCCAAGGGTTACAGTCAATCCTTGGCGAACTTGGGTCGTTGATGATCGCGCCTGATGCTGACGTACAGTTCCTACAGGCTCTCCAACAAGCGATCGTAGGAAAAGTCAAGCAAGCGACAGCGCAAGCGATAGCGGGAGGCGCCCCGCCCGGTGGCCCAGGTGGTCCCGGCGGAGGCGGTCCTCCCGGTCGTCCTGGTGGGCCGATGGGTCTAGCGGGCACAGCGCAACAAGGAATGCAGCAAGATCAGATGGGCGGACCTGGGACAGTAGGCCCAGGCGGTATGCCCAATCCGGATGAGATGAGACGAATGGCAGGGGCTCCAAGTGGCGGATGAAGTAGAACTCGACGACGACCTTCAGGCATACATTCAGGAACGGCTCGGCGATCCCTTTGCAGATTCGACTACGGGGGAACCTGATCCTACACCGGATGAAGGCGAATCAGAAGGTGTAGAAGACGAAGGTCAGGTTGAGGAAGGCGGGGAGGAAATCCCGCCCGTTGACTCCCCGCCTTCCAATATCTTTGAGGTAGCGCCAGGTGTCGCCATCTCACGCGACCAAGCGCTTTCGTTCTACCAGTTCGACGCATTGCTGAAGGGTCGTCCTGATCTAGTTGGGAAGATTCAGGATATCATCAATGCGCCGGCGGGGGAGACGGTAGTACAAGAGCCCACTCCCGTCTCTCTCGATATCCCCGAAGAATATCGCGACGATCCCGCATTCAAGGCTATTTACGACGCGTACACGGCACAGAACACGCGTCTCGGCGAGATGCAGCAGCGTCTTGACCAGCTACAGAATGTCTCGGTAGATCGGGAACGCGAAGAGTTCCGTGTCCTCATCGACACGCAGACGGCGCGCTTCCAGCAAGAGCACAGCCTCAGCAACGAGGAAATGCAGAAGGTCACTCAGACCGCAACGAATCTGGAAGTGCTGCCGAAGCTGTTGACGGGCATCGACCCTATTACGGGCGAAGCTGGCCCTCGTGATCGTGGACAAGCGATCGGGCGAGCACTTGAGATCGCGTACTGGTACCTGCCTGAAATGCGAGAAAAGGCATTGCATGGTCAGGTGGCAGAACGTGCGAAGTCCACCCAACGGAAGCAGCGGCTTGCCGGTGTCTCCGGGGGCGGTGGCGGGTCTGTACCTCAAAACACCGACCCTCGTAAGATGAATCAGCAAGAACGAAGAGAAGCAATGATCCGTGAAGTCGCTGGTCTCGGCGGTCAAGAGGAATAGGTAAATGGCAACTCCTATCGGTACAAACGAAATCAACTCGATTTCCCGCCGGTACATCATGCCGACGCTGGTAGACAACATTTACCAGTCGAACGTGATGTTCTTCCGGCTCAATGCTCGTAACAAGAAGATTCTCCAAGGCGGACTCCAAATCGAAGTCCCGTTGGTGTTCCAGCAGTTCATCAACGGTGGTGCGTACCAAGGCTTCGACATTCTCGACGTGAGCCCCAACGACACCGTGAAGAACGGTGCATGGGACTGGAAGCAGGCGTACGTGCCTGTGACGGTCGATGGCCTCTCGTTGATCCGTGCGGATTCGCCTGAGGCGATCGTGAACTTCCTGTCGTTCTACTTCGAGAACGCGCAGACAGAACTCGCCGACATTATCGGCAAGGGTGTCTGGTCTGTGGGTACGAACACGAAGCAGATCGACGGTATCGATGTAGCGGTCGATGATGGTACACACACCTTCGGTGGTACGACCTTCAACGGCACAAACGGTGCGACCTACGGTGGTCTTGCTCGTGGATCGAACTCGTGGTGGAAGGGTCAGATCAGCAGCCCCGGTGGTGGTACGTTCTTCGCCCTGACATTGGGTGCGATGCAGGCAGCGTTCGGTTTGGCGACGATGGGCGCTCGGCACCCAACGATTATCGTCACTGACCAAGTGCGGTACAACAGCTATTGGGCATTGCCGGTAGCGAACCAGGCGTTCCCTGTTCAGCCTTCGGCAGCGGATGAAATCCTAGCGCAAGCGGGATTCACGAACCTGCTGTTCAACAACGTGCCGATCGTAGTGGACCCGCACATCCCCGGTAACAACGTGACGGCTACGGCCGTGGCGAACTCGCCGGGTGCGTTCTACTTCCTGAACGAAGACTATATGTACCTGTACGTGAACCCTCGTGCTGACTTCAGCATGAAGGATTTCCGTGAGCCGATCAACCAGGACGCGATGACGTCGCTGATCCTGTGGGCAGGTAACTTGGTCTTCACGAACTGTGCCCGTCAACTGAAGATGCTCGGCATCCAGTAAAGGAACACCATGCCTGCAAAGTTCATTACACCTCCGCTCCCGATTTGGGGACTAACGAATGCCGGTCAGGCGGAACAACTCTTGTTGGAGTGCTTCAATAACTCCGCTGCGGCTCGATCGCACGGTGACTTGGTAGTGGTGGACAACTCTGTTGGTCAGATGCCCGCAGCGCAGGCGTCAATCACGGGTGCGGTCACAACCACTACGACGACACCGGACGCGAAGGTGCTCGGAGTTATCTCGACAAGTGGTGACCCGTCACCCACGGCCGGTCAGCCGACAATCCCGATCGGTAACGTGTGCTTCGTAGCTGTCATGGGCAACGCTCGTGTCAATGCTGCGGGTAACGCGGTGGCAGCGGGTAACACGCTCATCTCGTCGGCGACAGGTGGTGCGGCTACAGGTGCCGCATTCCCGACACCGGCGGCGAATGTCGGCGCCACGATCGGTACGGCGCTGGAAGCAAAGGACGCAGCGAACACACTGCGCGCACTTCTACGACCGAGCTAACATGCCTGCAAAGTTCATCACTCCGCCGTTGGGCGTGTGGGGGTACACAGCGACCCCTGCACGCGCCGGCGAAATCGGTGCCGACAACGTTGGCGAACAACTTCTCCTACAATGCTGGAACAACGATGACACGTCGTTGACCTTGCACCAGGGAGATGTTGTCGTCATCGACCGTTCGGCAACTAACATGCCTACGGCGCCAGCAGGTGCGGGTGGCGCTATCAAGACGATTCCCAACAGCAAAGACCCGTCTGTACTCGGGCCTATCTCAACAGGTGACTCGTTCACGAATACACAGGTGTCGTACCCGCTGAACTCAGTGTGCTTCGTAGCAGTTGGCGGAGTAGCTCGGGTGCAAGTCGGTAACGCGTTGCCATTCGTCTTTGCCGATATGGTGAACACCTCCACAACACGGGGGATGGCAGGTAGACTTGCAGCAGGCGGTGCGGCACTCACAGATATCGGTACCGTATTCGGGATCACGTTGGAACCACTCGGTAACCGTGACTCTCTGAATACGATCAGAACAATGATCGCACGTGCATAAGGAGTAGGGCTCATGAGTGATTGGACGAACGAGTTCGTTCAGGTTCGGAACAACACAGAGAAGAACATTCAGTGGGACGGGCGAGACTATCCCGCCGGTTCGACACGCACAGTTCCGTATCTGAACATGATAAACGGCTTCGGTGACCCTCGATCAACGAATGGATCACACCAAGTCTTCCGTGCGACAAACGGCGAGCAAGGCGTCATTCAGCCCCGTGAGTCAGAACGGATCAAGGTAAGCAACATTTGGGGTATCGGTAACGGTGGAACGAACACCTGGGAAGATATTCCGCACCTTGAGTTCTTCGATATGGAGAGCGGTGAGAAGCTCTACACGGTAGTCGAAGACCCGCTTGGTAACCACACGGCGCCGGCGAATCCGACCATTGAGCAGCAGACAGTGTTGCAGAAGACGGTCGAGCGGCAGCAGCAGGTTATCAATCGTCTACTTGAAGTGGCAGGACTGGATGCAGATGCGATCCCTCAGAGTCTCACAACCGTCGCCTTGGATACTGCACCGGACGTCCCCTCCGAGATTCCCACGGATGACTCCACGGCAGACGAGACACAATCACCTTGGGCTCATGACGGAATCCCGACCATAGACGAGGACGAATGAATCACGGCCAAGCTAACTGGTTGGATATCTTCGTTGGCGTAGTGGCGGTCGTCCAAGTAGTCAAACTCATCGTGGGTAGATAATGCCTCAGACAAATATAGCGGCGTGCAACCTAGTGAGCGCGGCGGCAGGTGCGGCACAGGCGAATACGGCTATTCTGACGCCCCCCACAGGGCAGACAGTATGGCTTGCGGGTCTCACCATCTACGGGTCGGGTGCAACAGCAGCGACAGTAGTAACGGCGACTCTTGCTGGCATCATCGGCGGTAACCAACTATTTCAGGTCAACGTGCCTGCGGGCGCGAACACGGGAGCGTTCCAGTTCTTCTTGCAGTTCGATCCTCCGCTACAAGGAGTGCCGAATACGCAAGTCTCGCTGGCACTTCCATCGTTCGGTGCGGGCAATGCGTCTGCGGGAGTCATGCTGTGGGGATGGGCGAGTCAATCGTAGAGTACCCGTCCTTTGCCGACTACTACGAAATAATGAAGGAGTTGGCCGAGTGTCACGAAACACTCGGCTTTCTTCGTTCCCAGGAACTTGATAAGAAGGCGGAGGTGTGGCAACGTGATCCTAACGCTTCCATACAGACTCGGGATCGTACCGCGAGTTATGCGGCCGCTACAATCACAACGGAAATACTTGAGACTGAAGCCCGACTTCACAGTCTAACTATCGCCCGAGCATACACAGAGCGGTACCTCGATGCGCAGCGATAAGATCGAGTACATTACGATCAATGACTTCTCGCCAGGAGTTGTCAACGACTATCGCGTCATCACACCGTCTGGTCCGATCGGCGCCGGTCACCCTCGCCCTTCACAAGAGGCCGTCAAGCCCGGTATGGCAATGTCCAGCCTCCGCTACGGCACCAACCACAACATCTTCACGAAGGGCTACTACGCCAACAACAACGGCAAGCTGGTACCACTCCCGTACCCTATCTCCGTGCCGAACCCTGGCCTCATCACAATGGTCGCCGGCGACACCTACGAAGATACCGCAGGTTTTATCGCAGTTCCCACACAGTCGGGCGGTATAGCTGCTGACGACCTCTTCCAGTTCGTTCATGTTGTCAACAGCACCCCGAAGGATGCACTTCGTGTCTTCCGTAACGGTGTCAACGTCAAGACTCATGTTGGGGCCGGGGCAACGGCCGGTCCTCCACGCGGTATCACTCGCTTCCTCTCTCGTGGGCAGCGCGCCGGTTTCTCGACACCTGGCGGGCCAGAACTCTTCTACGAATGGACGTCTGGTGAGCCTCACACGAATGGCTCCACGATGTTCTACGAAGTGTGGCCTGACCCGAACGCCGTAGCTGTCGACGGCACATACGAAGAAACAGGAGTAGTCAACAATGCTACTTTTCTTCTCGGCGGTCAGATTGTTGGTCATGATGGCCGCGTCCTACGTTTCTGTGAGCAGAACCATTCAATGGGTACGCACGGCTTCTTCTCGAATGAACGAGTCCGTAACACAGACCCTCCGAACTCTGTCTCTCTGACGTCCACGACAACTGACTCGATTGTAGACCCGCAGACCCCGAACACGTACGGAGCCTGGGGTTCACTCACATACGGTGAACTCCTACTCATCAAACAGTTCGGTGGCGCGATTCTCGTCGAGGGCGATATCTATGCCCCGCAGATCACTCGCCTCCCTGGCGTGCAGTCCACCGGCTCTCTTATGTCGGAAACGGCCTGGTCTGCTCAGGGTCTTGTCTACATGACTGACGACGGTCCCTACGTGTGGGGTGGCGGCTCCAACTCTCGTCGTCTCGGCTGGCCTGCCGGTTGTATCAACGTAATGTCGTCTAACTCGATGCGGCTCGGCGGCTCCGGTATCTGCTGCTCCGTGATGCCGTGGAATAACCTCGTGATCTTCTCCGGCGGTGCCGTATGGGACTCGATCACGGACGCCTGGTTCTGCCTCCAAGACGCCCCGCTCGTCACGTCTATCGGCTACTGGACTCCGTCCCCGACGCTCCAATCGACTTTCTACGGCATTGATACTGCACTCGATATCAACGGTAAGCTTGAGTTTATCAAGTATGTCTCTGATGCGGGTGGCCGCTCTAACGAAGGTACGTGGATCAGCCTCCCCATTCCCGTCGCCTACGATACAGTAGATATTGTCTCCGTCGAACTGTCACTCGGCTTCCTGCCTTCCACGACTCCCTCCACGGTCACAGCCAACGTGTCGTTCCTCGATATCGACGGTAACCTCGTCAATGCCTGCAACTTCAACTTCTCGAATGTCCCTCAGGGTACGAACCAGTTCAGACTTCGTATGCCCTGCGGCGTGCGCGCGTCCTTCTGTCTTCCGTACCTCGACATTATCAATACGGCAGGCGACCTCCCTACGGTCAACGCTATCACTATCGGCTACCGTGAAGCCGGATCGGTTGGTCAAGTCTAATGCCCGTCCAGCACCAACGCCAATCTCGTACAGGTACTACTCCGTGGCGAGACCTCAAAGCACAACCTGACCCGAACTTCTCAAAAGATCAACGTCAGGCAATGCTCGATACGCCGCATGTAACAGTCAATGCGGCGGACCTTACTCTTGCCGCTGGTGCCCCTGGTGCGTTCGCAACCTACACTTGGAATCCGGTATCTACAACCCCGCCGGCGGACACGATCTACGATCCATACCAAATGGTCGGGCCGGTAGCGACTACCGATATCCGTATTCCGTGGGATGGTATGTACGATATTGAAGGCTCCTGCGCCTTCATCTCCACAAACGCCGTATTCGAGTGGTCGGACCAGCTTCTCTACGCTCCCGCCTCCGACAGCGGATACTCCGCCCCTGTGTTTGGCGCGTTCCTCGGAATCCCAGGTACAAACACTCGTAACTACTTCGCTAGTAACGTAGCGGTGCCGATCATTGCCCCTCGTGCGATTATCCAGCATTCCAACATGCCGTTCTTTGCGAATGATCTCATCCGGATTCAGGCTCAGGTTTCGTGTGCGAGTGCTCGTCTCACTCGTTGGGAGTTACTCGTTGTTCGTTGGGTCGCCCCGATCCCGAACAATATGTTGCAAATCCGCCCGAACCATGTATAGGATGCTCCTGTGAGTACGAAGACATTCGGCCAGTCGCTCACGGATACGAGAACACAGCTAGACGAACTGAACACAACGTCGCAGTATTGGAAAGACCCCGAGTTGCTCCAATACATCAACGACGGCGTGCGCGATATGGCGCGGCGTGCCGAAGTGATCTTGTCGTTCAATACGACACTCGACGCGATCGTTGGGCAGGCGAAGTATAATCTTCCCCCCGACGTGATTCGTGTCCACCGATGCGAGTTCATCCCGAGTAATAGCACGCAGGTGTATCCCGTCATGGGCAGTACCTATGACGAACTGGATCAGATATGGGGAATCAACCCGACGACACAATCGTCGTACCCGTCTGTATACGCCTGTTGGGGTACTCCCGGTCAGATGACGATTCAGTTCTATCCTGTACCCGCACAGACGGGGGCATTGAACCTCTACTACTATGCGATGCCTGTAGACCTACCAACAGACGGTAGCGCGTCAGCACAGCCTCTCGTAGTACCGACAGGATGGGAAGACCTACTCGTCAAGTATGCGGTCTCACGCGCGCTCCTGAAGATGCGCGACCCAAACTGGGAAATGTTCATGAAAATCTACGAGGAGAATCTGGAACAACTCGTAGATGTTACGCGCCAGGCCCACGATAACGGCCGGTACATTCAGACCATGACGGGCTACGTGCCTCAGTGGCTCTACGCATACGCGGATGAACAATAATGCCTGCTGCACCGCCTCAGTTCAACCTTCGCCAATGGGAGAACCAGTTCCTTACGGATATCGGCGCGCCGAAGTCCGCATGGGCATCTGACTATAACTTCCTGAACCAGTGGGTAGGGCGCGAAGGCGGAATGGCGACAAAGGGCTACAACCCTCTGTTTACGACAATGACAGGCCCGAACCTTCCTGGGTCGTGGTCAACGAATAGTGTCGGCGTACAAGCCTACCCAACAATGCAGGAAGGCGCGCTCGCTAATGCTGAAGCGATCCAGGGTAGCAATCCTGGGTACGCACAACTCCTACAGGGACTACGAGCAGGAAACCTCGACCCAAGTGGTACGTATCAAGGGCTTGGTACGTGGTCAGGAAATAGCTACAACACGATCGCAGGATCGTCTGTTGCAAACCCGAACGACGTATTTGGGCAACCGAATCCTGCGTATGGGGCGCCGCCCGGTCTGACGGGCCAAGCATTAGCGAACTGGCTCGCATCACAAGCTGGCGCGAAGAATGCGGCTGCCGATCAGCAGATGACGCTCGTCGCCCAAGCGCAGATGGAACAATGGGTTCAGGATCAGTCAGGTTATGCTCGTACACAATCGGGCTACGACACGCTGAACCTCGCGCTTTCGCAGCAGGACTTGGCCTCGCAGGAAGCCGCGCTACAGCGACAACTCGGCCTCGCTCCGAAAGAACAGGCGATCCAAGAGAAAGAGTACGGACAAGAGTTTGCGGATATGCTCCGCAACTACCAGTCGAACAAAGAGTCGCAGCTTGGTAGCCAAGCAGGCGCCGGTAACTTCTTCACTCGTGGCGCTAGAACAGATCGCTCTAACCTGCTTGCCGGATATCAGTCGCAACATAACATGCTTGCTTTGCAGAAGCAGGGCGAGGAACTGAACTACCGTGAGCAGATCAACCAACTGAAGGACCAACAGGCCGCTCTCAAGCGGATGGGTGAACGGTACGGTATTAGTGCCGCTGAGATCAAGACCCGTCTCGCGCAGCAGCTATCGAATATCCGGTACGGTGGTCTGCAATCGCTGTACCCGCTCTCGCAACAGTTGAGCCAGGATCAGTTGACACAAGACCTTGCGAACTTCTACGCGCAGGGTATTCAGCCGACTGGAACAACGAACCCGCCAGGTAAGCCGAAGCCAAAGCCGAAGAAGCCTAAGCCGCATCCGGGGATTTCATAATGGCAGATCAGGGTTATCGTGTAATCACCTACGACGGCCTGAAGTATTTCGGGTACGACGATAAGGGCAAGCGGGTAGAGAAGACTCTATCGTGGCGCGATCTCGCTTCGATGGACGACCAAACCCGAGCGAAGTTCTATCAGTCTGCGGGAATGACAGCAGACGAGGGCAATCAGCTAAATGCCCTTCTTCAGAAGAACAAGAATATCACGTGGGTTCCGACACGACCCGCGTGGGAGGACTGGCCGTTCGGTAGTGGCGTACATGGCGGACGACGGTGGGTAGACCCTGGGTATTCTGCTCTGTCAGATCAGCTCTTGAAGCAGACGGCGGGGGGGCAACAGTCGTCGGCACAGCAGGCGATCGCAAGTTTGACGCCTCCGAAGCCTGCTGATCCTGCGGCAGCGGCCGCACCTCCGGTCATGAATCCAGGTCTTGCAGTATCGCCTCAGGCGCTACAGAACTGGACTCAGAACTACGCGATGCCGCTCTTCGGTCAGTACAATAAGCAGGTTCAGGGCGATATGGCGAACCTACAAGGTGGTATCAACGCCATTGTGGGAGCGACGGCAGGGCCAGGGGTACAGTCATTCGCTCAGCCGAACTTACAGCTTCTCGGAGACCTTCGCTCTCAGGCGGGTCAGGCAGCGATGGTAAATCAGATGCTTGGCCCAACCCTTCAGGCGCTTGGTCAAGTAGCGACACAAGGCTTCCAGCAGGAGATGGTGAAGGAAGCGGCAGGCGCAGGACAGGCGACATTCCAGCAATACTTGAACCAGTCGCCGGCGGCACAGCAGATCATGAATCAGGCGGGTGTCGGGAATGCAGCGTTGACGTCGCTCCTACCGTCACTGTTGGGTGGATCATCACAGCCAATCGCTGGCGTCACTCCGCCGACAGGATAATCATGCCTGAAGTAGAGTCACTACGACTTGACGGTATTATCGCCATCTGTCGGATATGCGGTATTCAACTGTCGGGCAACGTGGACTCGGATAATCCGCTACAGCTACACCCGCATCTGATCTGTCATAACGCTCCGATGATGACGGGGAATCAGGCGGTAGCCGGAGGTAGCGGCGGTATCTCGATTACGGGCATCAGTCCGACATTGGGGCCAGCAGCGGGAAATACGACGATCACAGTTACAGGTAGCGGGTTCTTAGTGCAGAACGGTCAGTCTAGTGCTGCTGTTCGTCTCGGCGGCAAAGACTGTCCGACTCTCAGTGTCACGAACACACAACTCTCGTTTCGGTCACCGGCAGGTACTAGCGGAGTATCCGTAGACCTATGTATCGTGGATAGTGCATCACTTCCGATCGGCGGTCTAGGTGCGGCTCTCGCTAGTGCATTCTTCTATCAGTAGGTCGATATGGTAGCGATGCCTGAACTTCAATCTGAAGCGTTGAAGTGGCAACGTCGTATCAACATGATTCAGGGCGCCGGGCTGCCGGGCGGTCCGATTCAGGAGCTTGCCCGTACAGACCTCATGAGGCTCGCTCAGGGGGGCACGCCCTTCTCCGAGTCCCAGGTCACCACGATGGTCTACGGAGCCTACACGGGCAAAGCACAGGTGTCTCAGGCACCGTCCCTGAACCGGCCCGACAACAACCCTTTTCATTGGGTCGGTAATGCGATCAAAGACATAGGCTCAGATGTTCAACAATGGCCTATGGGCTTCTTTCACGAAGCCGCTGACATTATCAATCCGCACAAATGGGAAGAGATTCCTGCGGACCTCGCTAAGACAGTGGAGGACTTTCCTAATGTCTCACAGGCCGCTAAGGACTTCTTCGCCACTCCGATCATCGGCCCTATCTCGCCGATTATTGCAAGTGCCATTCCTGGTGTTGGCGAAGGTGTTGCTGCCGGACTCCTCGCTGCGAATGCCTACTCGATGGGATGGACGGGCTTTACACAACACCCACTGAACTTCATGCTGAACGTACTACCGCTTGTAGACGTCGCCGGTAAGGCCGCTACAGCCGGTGTCTCAGCAGAAGAAGCTTCAGGCGTCCAATCGTCATTGAAGGAAGGTCATCCGCTCGGCGCCCTCGCAAAGGCGACAGGGCTAGAGAAACAGTTCCAGCAGATGATCTCAAACGGTGCTGGCGGCCCACTCGCCCAGTATATGCTCGCCCCAGTATGGCGTGGCTATAACCGCCTGAAGCGCATCCACGGCGGCGCAATGGTCAAGGGCTATATCGACTCTCTCTACAAGCGCGGCATCCTCAAAGAGAATATGTCCATTGAGGACGGCCACACAATCGTCGAGAAGGCCATCACGAACCAGAAGCGTTACGAGAAGCAGGCAAAGACGGTACCTGCCGATCTAGTCGCTGCTGCTAACGGCAACAAAGAAGCCGCATTCGGTGGTATCCCCTCAGGTACGGACGTCGCTATTTGGACGAACGCCAAGGATTCTGTTATCCCCGGCGGTGGTTCATTCAACGAGGCTCCGCAACCTATCTACTTCTCAAAGCAGCAGGCACAGGACGCCGCCGGCGACCCGAACATTCCCGTCTCCCAAGCTCGTGTACCTGTGGAGTCCATCACGTACGACGAGAAGTCGGGTATCTGGTCAGGAGCGGACGTCCTCCCCTACGCTGACGACACAGGCCAGCCGATCTACTACACGCCCGAGGACATACGAGTCTTCGGTGAGATTCAGAACGACGTCTCCAAGTTCCGCAACGCCGAAGAAGCCAACGCGGCCATTGACGAGAACAACAAGTCCACGGCTGAGTCGGTCATCCTCGCTGATGCGAAGGGGAACACGGCCACCTACTACAAGAAGTCGCTGCCTTATGAAAAACACCAGAAGTTCGCAGTCAAGTCAAAAGCGCTCGACAAGCTCAACAAAGAGCACGACAGGGCAGCAGCCGCCTACGACGCCCAAGCTCAGATCGTCGCGCGCCACACCTCGAAACACTACTGGCGGTTCGGTGACACTGAGGCGGAGACGGCCGCAAGGGCCGCGACCGTTCCCTCCATCAAAAATCTAGAAGACGCCGCTCTACCCTTCATTCATAAGGGTATGACGGACCCTGCCCTTTCAGACGCGATCCACAACGCGTTCTCACGACTCTCTGACGCCTTTGAGTCGGGCAACATGAAGGAAATCAGGGGTCGTCTACGAACACTCCGGACCCTCCTGCGCAACAGTGACCATGCCCTCAAAGACTATGCGGATTATCTGCATAACGAACTGAAGGGCGGTGGCGTCACTGAAGGTGCTGCCAAGGCCGCTATTGCGCGTAGTGCCCGCCTAAAGGCCGCTAAGGACAATGCCTCCGACGCTGTTGTCAAAGCGATGGCCGAACAGCACGACGCTCAACAGGAATACTATAAGGCGCTTGAAGCACAGCCGCCTTCAGAAGCGAACTATCTTGTTGAACGGCAGGCGCGTGGTCGGGCGACACAGAAGGTCGTTCTCGACTACATCAAACGCTCCAAAGTCCTTCAGGCAAAGGGCACAGTCGCCGCTCTACAGGAACTCCGTACCAAGTTCCAAGAACAACTCAACGGTATTCGTACTGCCTCTGATCGTGAGGAACTCGGTAACGCCATCTCCAAAGAGGACGGCGCGAAGGCTCTCGCTTCTATCGAGAAGGATGCGATTGCCGACTGGACGGGTATGGTTCAGAAAGGCTTCCACCCGATCTGGTTCTACAAGATTGACGAGAAGACCGCACGCGAGATGACATTCGGCTCCGTCAAGCCGATGACGTCCGGTCATTACACCTCAAAGGCGATCGTCGATCAGATTCTCGACTATACGCCTCGCTCCCTCGATATTGGCCTTATCCTGCCGGCGGCAGCGATGGAATACATGATGAGCGAAGCCACTCGGCAGTTCGCCAACTACATGATAAACGACTCGGGCGCCGTCTCCACGTTGGAGAAGATCACCGCCGACCTGAAGAAGCGCTTCCCCGATATGGGCGAGGCTGCTATCAAGAAGGAAATCGAGTCAAAGTACGACGTCTTCAACCCGTCTGAGTACGCTGACGGCTTTGATCCCGAACAGCAGTACCTTATGCCGAAGGCGATCAAAGAAGGCTTTGCTCGTATATCCGAAGGGGCTCGTTTCCCCTTCAAGAAAACGCACCAGAAGGTCACGAAGGTCTTCAAGGTCAGCACTCTTTCCGGTCCTCGTCACCTCGTGCACGTCGGGGTAGGCGGCGTCGTCATGATGGCTATTCGTGACCCTGGCGCGCTCATGACCGCGATTACGCATCCGATGGAAGTGTGGAAGACGATGCGTACCGGCGAGCTTCCCGGCGAACTAAGAGACCTCGCCGATCCCGAATGGGTACGAGAGAACATCCTTCAAGGCAACTACGAACAGACGATTGGCGCTATCTCCGGTCAGTTCCGTCCTGGTAAGCAACTCGGACAGTGGTTCAACGAGTCTCTCCAAGAAGGCGAGTTCAACGTCACGGACATTCCTAAGACGTTTGAGAAGGGTCTAGAGAAGCTCAATAACATCGAGAACACGACGACGGATATGTACCGGACGGCCGTCTTCCTTCACGATCTTCGTCACGGCGCCTCTCGGAACAATGTTGAAGCGGCAATGGCGAACGTCCATAAAATCCTCATCGACGTCGATAACATGACGCCGTTCGAGCAGACAGTCGTCAAGCAGGTTTTTCCCTTCTGGTCGTTTACCAAACACATCATGCAGTACGTGTTTACCCTTCCTGCCGACCACCCGATCCGTGCAGCGGTCCTTGCGAATCTTGCACAGCAGGTAGCGAAGGATAGCAAGGGGTGGACAGACCCGCTCCGCCTTCAGAAGCTTCTTTTCTTCGGAGAACCTGACGCGAAGGGCAACGTGTGGACAGCGGACCTCTCCAACCTGAACCCGTTCCGGTCAATGTCGAGTGTGTTCACGATGGGCGGCTTCCTCTCCGGTCTCGCTCCCGAGTTCCAGACAGGTCTTCGTATCGTCGGTATCAACCCTCTGTCGGGCGCCCCTTCCTCGTTCCCGTCCTACTCCTACAACGCGTACACGGGCACGCGCACGGCTACCCGTCCGAAGCTCAACATCTTCGATTGGGTAGAGAACTTCGTTCCTGAGACGCAAATCTTCGACCACTTCCTTCTCTTCACAGACACGATGCGACAGTTGAAGCAGACGAACCCTGAGGCGTACTCACGATCCTTCTACCAGGAACTCAACCTCCCGTTCGCTCTCGCTCCTATCAACATTTACGACATTCGGGCCAAGGCCGCAGAAGGGCAGTTCCTCGACGCGCAGGACGCGGTCGCTTCCGCCATGCGTACAGGCGACGTCTCAAAGATTCGTACCTTCGATGCGGTCCCCTTCAACGGCCGGCTCTACGACGCTAATCAAGTGGCGAACTTCATCGAATACTTCGACAAGCTCTATCCGGGTCTCGCTCCTAAGGCTACGATCAAGAAGCCTAAGACGGTTCGTACAAAGCAGGTGCTCTCTCAACTATGACTGATGGCTTCACACCACGCGAAACGAAACTGCGCGAGATTCTCATTCGGCCTCAGAATCGTCCCAACTATCAGATTGCGGCACAGGCAGCTTTGTCGCCGTCTCGTCTATCGGAGTACGCCTGGGGTCGGCGCCCGATCCCGCCTCACCATCTATTGCGGCTTTGCGAAGTATTGAAGTGCTCCCCCGACGAGATCGTCGGTTATGCTGAACCATTGGAGGAACTGTGACCGCCGTCGACGAAACACCCACCCCCGAGACGATCACTGTCTCGTATCGTTGCCCCGTATGTCTAGAGCTTACCGGCTCATCTGTCGGTTCGTTCGAGCACACGTTCGACCCTGCATTCTCCGCCCCCGTGTACTCGTGTACGACTCATGGCGTGGCGATGCACTCCGCTATTCTTGCGGAGGGTCAAGATGAGGCTGACGTTTTCCCGCCTTTGCCCACTGAGGGTGAGGAAGAGGCGCCTGCCGAAGCCACTGAGAGTGACACTTCCTCTGAGAGCCCCTCAGAGCCCGCTGAAGAGGTTTCACCTGTCGACGGGTCGAGTAGTCCAGAGGCTTCCTAGCAGAGCCTTACACAAGCCCTGGGAGGGGCACGCGCAATCCTGCTTCCACGCATTGAGGGTTGCGCCACATTACTTCTCTACGGTCGTCTCGTTCCGCGCCGCTTTCATGTACTGTCATGAGGGCGCGGGCGCCGTAGCTATCTGCACGCCACCCGAAATCAGCCAGTCGATCGTAGATAGGGTGTACATATCCTGAAAGTACGACCCGTCCCGTAACACTGGTAAGAGTATCGACCAACTCTTCGTGGTAGGCATCACCCGGTTCGACCGCGTAATACTTGCGCTTACTGCGAGTCTCCAAGATGTAGGGTGGATCACAATAGAAGACGGTGTCCTCACCGTCCCACTCACGGAGGATATCCAACGCGTCCCTACACTCAATCTGGACGTGCTGGATGCGATCGTGAATGATCCCCAACTTATCTTGGCGGAGAACCCACCGGGTAGCCTGATTAGCGGACTTCGCACGAGACCAGTCTCCCTTCGACGCTAACCTCTTCCCCGATATCCCCTGGTTGAGGACCGTGTAGAACTTCGCTGCCGCCACCACAGCATCCATCTCGTCTTCGTGCGCCAGGCTTTCCTCAAATGCTTCACGGCTATACGGAGTCCAATGAAGATAAGTAGCCAGAGCATCAAATAGAACATCGTCACGAACAACAGTAAACAGATTGACCAGACTACTATCAAGGTCGTTGTAGACCTCGACTTCGCTTCTTGGCCTGTTCAACAGTACGGATGCCCCACCTCCGAAGGGTTCGACATACACACGGCCGTCAGGGATGAACGGCAAGAGGTCGCTCAACTGCTTCCCCTTACCGCCAGCCCATCTTATCAGGGAGATGTTACTTGACACTTAGCCCCCAACATCGTTCGCAGAAACCAAGCCCGCAGGCATGGTACTCCCACACGTCCTCTTTCTTGCATTTCATACAGAACTGATTCGGTGCGGGATCGACTTCCTCTTTGGCGACCATCGCAAAGTATTCAAGGTCGGTCTTGACCTGATCCTCAAGCGACTGATTCCTCAGTACGGCCGCCGGGTGGTAA